CTCATGCCATCCTACTTGCAGCTCAAGAATGCATCGGGAGGCGCGGCCACGGTCAAGATCATGATCTCATGCGATCTCAATGGTTCGCGGGTCGGTGAAACGACTGGCAACGGCGCTCGGTTCTTGACTGGAGTTGGCGTGTAATGGCAAACAGTCACACCATTATCAAAGACACGCCGCTGGTTACGGTCATCAAGCAGGGCATTGACAATGGCGATGTCGGGACTGTTCTCGACTTGACTAACGCCAAGTCCATCTACATCGCGTCAAACAGAGGGATCACTTTCACCATCCCTGATGTAGATGCCAATGGAGAGCCTCTTGGAACTGGCGTTGGAGCGCGGACGATTGACCTTCCTCTAGGCCAAGAGATTCACAGCCCGAGCGGCACGATTGCCGGCAGGATTGGCGCAAACATGATTCCGCCATACTTGCAGCTTCTAAATGGAACCGGTTCCAACGGGGTCTACTACATCCACATCCGCAACCGCTTGCATGGCAGTCGCGTTGGCGAGGACATGACTGTCGCGGGTGCGCGTTTCACCAGTACCGCAGCGGACAACAGCTAATGTGCAATCTAGACAAAACTGTGGTGGGCAAGCACCTCATTGGCGACAACAAGAAGCTTGGCCGGCTCAAGTTCGGCATGGCCTACGATCTGATGAAGCCCAAAAAGAAGTCCTTCATTGACAAAGACCCGAAGATCCAAGCAGAGATGCGCTTGGACAAGCAGTCTAAGAAGAACAACGGAGGCGGCTACTAATGTGCCTTACCCCAGACGTCAAGATTCCTGACCCGCCGGCTCCTCCCCCGCCGCCGGATGTGTCGGCTGAGATGAAGAAGCCGAAGAAGATCAAGCGCAAGAAGCCTGCTGCTGCGAAGTCGAGAGGCTTTGCGCTGCGCATTCCTCGCGCTGGCGAGGCAAGCGTCAAGACATCTGGTGGGGACGGCTCCGGCCTGCGGCCATGATCGAGCGCAACGCAGCAGAGTTCTACGCCGCTGGAGAGAGCGAGCGGTTTCACTACATCGACCGTGGTCGTGAGTGCGCCGCTGTAACCATTCCGCACCTGCTTCCGCGTGACGGGTTCAACAGTACGCAGGAGTTTCACTCTCCGTACTCCGGTACCGGCGCCGCTGGCGTCAACTCGCTCAGCTCGAGCCTGCTGCTCGCACTGCTCCCTCCAAACAGCCCCTTCTTTCGCCTGCGCGTCGACGCCGCTGCGATGGCCGAGATCGAGGGATTCGAGGAAGCCCAGGCCGAGATTGACCACAGCCTGTCTCGCATCGAGCAGGAAGTCATCGCTGAGATCGAGCGCCGGGCCTACCGCACCGCGATCTACGCCGCGATCCGCCAGCTTGTGGTGGTCGGCAACGTGCTGCTGTACTTCCACGAAGGTGGCATCAAGGTCATCAAGCTCGAGAGCTACGTCGTAAACCGCCATGCGAATGGCGACGTGCAGAAGATCGTGGTCAAGGAAGACGTGCCAGCAGATCGCGTGCCTCCGCAGTACCGCGCTGAAGCCGGCATGACCGATCCGCTGCGCAAGACCTACTCGGTCTACACCTGCATCCGGTATGAGGGTGACATGGCCTTCGTGCACCAGGAGATCGGTGGCATGATTATCGAGGGCAGCGAGGTCGAGCACGCCAAGGAAGACTGCCCCTACCTGGCGCTGCGCTTCATTCGCGTCGACGGCGAGAACTACGGCCGCAGCTTCTGCGAGGAACTGCTCGGTGAGCTGCAGACTCTCGAGTCTCTCCAGCAGGCCATTGTCGACGCCGCCGCGGCATCGGCCAAGATGCTGGTGCTGGTCAACCCGACTGGCCTAACTCGACCGCGAGACATTGCCGAGGCGCCGAACCTAAGCGTGCGCACGGGTTCTGCCGGTGACGTGAGCTTCCTGCAGGCGCAAAAGCAGGCTGACCTAAGCGTGGCGCAGACCACCATTGCCGGCATCAATGATCGCCTGGCGCGTCAGTTCATGCTGGCCGAGGGTTCCATCCGCAACGCGGAGCGCGTCACCGCGGCTGAGATCCGCATGATTCAAGATCAGCTCGAGCGCAGCCTGGGTGGCGTGTTCTCGCTGCTGAGTCAGGAGCTGCAGCTCCCCATGGTCAAGCTGTTGATGCGCCAGATGATGGAGCAAGGCAGCTTGCCCGCTTTGCCTGATGAGCTGGTGGAGCCTGTCGTAGTGACCGGCGTGCTTGCTATCGGGCGTGCAACCGACAGCCTGAAGCTCGACCAGTTCCTTGGAAGTGCGCTGCAGACCCTTGGTCCGCAGGTCGTGGCTCAGCACGTCAACGTTGGCGAGTGGTTTACTCGCAAGGCGGCATCTCTCGGCATCACGACCGCGGGTCTCGTCAAGTCCTCTGAAGAGATCCAGGCAGAGCAGCAAGCTCAGATGCAACAACAGCTCATGATGCAAGGCGGCGGCGAAGCCGTGAAAGCCATGGGCCAAATGGCTGTGAACGAACAGCAGTCCCCTGAAATCGAAGAAGAAAATGTCTGACGAGTCTGAAATCGCAACCGGAATGCCGGTGTCCTCTAATGAGGAAGCCAACCCTACGCTTGAAGAGCAGCTTGCCGAAATGGAAGGCGAGCAGTCGCAGCAAGGCGAGGAGGGTTCACCCATCCCCGAGAAGTTCCGTGGCGCAGAAGATCCTGTTGCCGCAATGGCCGAGGCGTATGCACAGCTAGAAAAGAAGCTCGGCGCACCGAAGCAGGAAGATCCGCCGGAGATGCGCCTCGAGAAGATCGAGGGTTCGCAAGACCTCACCGCCGAATACTTGAGCCAGCTTGGCGAAGAGTACATGGAGAACGGCGATCTTACCGAGGAAAGCTACCAGGCACTCGCAAAGCGTGGCATCACGAAAGACGTCGTTGACATGTTCGTCAACGCGCAGATGCAGCAGGCGGAATCTAACCGCTCTCAAATCCTCTCCGAGGCAGGTATCGACAACGCCGCCTGGGAGACAATGTCCGATTGGGCTGCTCGCAACTGGTCCGAGGATCAGGTCGACGAGTGGAACGATCTGGCTAACTCACCCAACCCGCTTGCGCGAAAGCTCGCAGTGGAAAACCTCAAGCAAGCGTACACGGCCCAAGGTCGCGGCCAGGCCGTCACGCGAGTTGAGGGTACGCCGGTCTCCGGTGCACTGACTGGTTATCGCTCACAAGCAGAAATGCTGGAAGCCATGAAAGACCCGCGCTTCGACAAAGACCCCGCATACCGCGAGGACGTCGAGCGTCGTGTCGAGATGATGCTTCGAGCGCAACAATAGACTTCAAAAGGCCCATCTGGACAACCTTCGCGAGTCTCCCAAACCTAACCCCTTTCACTCAGTTTCTTAGGAGGAAACAACAATGGCTGCTTCTGCAGTAAACACTCTTGGAGGCGATAGCCTTTTCAAGACTGTCTTTAGTGGGATGGTTCTTCGGGAGTTTGAAGCCCGTCGAGTCCTTGCCCCTCTCGTCATGAACCGTCAGGTAACTCGCGGCAAGGCCGTCGACTTCAGCTTGATGGGTACCGTCACGCCTCTGTACCACACGGCCGGCGACAACATTCTCACGGATACCAGCAACGGTACTTACCTGACCAACGCGGCGCACGCCAAGGTCACCGTCAAGCTGAACGACAAGCTCGTCGCCGCTACCCTGCTCGATGACCTTGCCGACATGAAGAACGACTTCCCGGCCCGCGCTGAGCTGGCTGCTGAAGTTGGTCGTGCTCTGGCGGATCGTCAGGATCGTCTGATCGCTCAGGCTATTGCTATGGCTGCTCTTGGTCGCCGTAACGAGGCCGCTTCGGACACCGACGTGTACTCAGGCGAGCCTGCCAAGGGTGGAATCATCACCATCGATGATGACACCAGCGACAGCTCAACTCGCACGAACTTCCTGGATGCGATCTTTGAAGCTGGCACCAAGCTCGACGCAGCAAACGTGCCGGAAGAGGATCGCTACATCGCGATGCACCCGGACTACTTCAACCATCTCGCTCGCAACACCGATGTGCTGAACCGTGACTGGGGCGGCGCTGGTGCGCTGGCGGATCGAGTTGTT